GATTGCTGCGTTTGCCACTTCTGCATCAGGTGTTCGTGGTGGTACTTACAACTTGATTTTCCTTGATGAATTTGCTTTCGTGCCAAAGAATATGGCAGACGAATTCTTTACATCTACATACCCTGTTATTTCATCTGGTAAAACTTCTAAGGTTATTATCGTATCGACACCATACGGACTAAACCACTTCTACAAGATGTGGGTCGATGCGACAGAAGGTAGGTCTACCTATAAACCACTTGAAGTCCATTGGTCAATGGTACCAGGTAGAGATGCAAAATGGCGTGAAGAAACGATTCGTAACACTTCCGAAGAACAATTCAGACAGGAATTTGAGACTGAATTTATTGGTTCTTCTGCAACACTTATTTCTGGTGCTAAACTTAGATCGTTAGCATTCTTTGATCCAATCAAACAAGAAGAATGCCTTGATATATACGAATTACCTAAAGAGAAACGATTGTATATTGCAACCGTTGACTGTTCTGAAGGTGTTGAGCAAGATTATTCCACAATCAACATTATAGATGTAACAGAGACACCATACAAACAGGTCGCTAAATATAGAAACAATAAGTTACCACTACTATTTTTTCCAACAGTCATATATTCATTATGTCGGAGATACAATGAGGCCTTCGTTTTGATTGAAACGAACAATGTAGGTCAGCAGGTAGTGGACATTCTACATTATGATTTAGAATATGAGAATGTGTATAAAATAGACCACCATCACATTAAAGGTCAAACTATTTCAGGTGGTTTCAAAGCTAGATCAAGTTTCGGTATTAAAACAACTAAAACAGTTAAGAAAATTGGCTGTGCAAACTTGAAAACGATTATTGAATCTGATAAATTATTGATTAGAGATTTTGATACTATTGCGGAAATGAATACCTTCGTTCGTAACAAAGACAGTTATGCAGCAGAGGAAGGTAATAACGATGACCTAGTAATGGGTTTGGTATTGTTTGCTTGGTTAACCGCACAGTCATACTTCAGAGATTCTACGAATATTGACATCCGTAGGGTACTTTTAGAAGAACAGAATATGCTAATGGAAGAAGAACTATTAACTCCAGTAGGAATTATAGACAATGGTTTACAAGAAGAAATTACAGTCGATTCAGGTGATTATTGGTCTACAAGAGGGGTTACTTCCTCAGTTTTATAAAAAACTAAATAGAACATAAAAGAATTGACCCGATAACAAAAGGAGAAATCCATGGCATTTCAATTATCCGCTGGGGTGAACGTATCAGAGATTGATCTGACTACAGTTGTCCCATCTGTTGCCACATCAATTGGCGCTCTTGCAGGACCATTTCAATGGGGTCCAGCAAATACTGTTGTTACTATACCTGATGAGAATCGTTTGGTTGCTATTTTTGGTAAACCAAATGCTAACTCTGTAGGAGCAGGTGGCAATCAATATGAATATTGGTTTTCAGCAGCAAACTTTTTGGCATACTCAAACAATCTAAAAGTTGTTCGTGCCGCTAATAACTCGTTTTCAACTCTTAATGCTTCTGCTAATACTAACGGAGCCATTTTGATTGAAAACCAAGATGATTATCTACAGAATCACACGACAGCAAATACAACTAACGGTCCACTTGTTGCAAAATATCCAGGTGGTCTAGGTAATTCATTGAGAGTTTCTATTTGCCCAAGCACACAAGCATTCTCATCAAACTTGACAGTAACAGATACTACCGTTGTAGCATCAGCCACAAGCAATACTGTTATTGCCGTTAATGGTTCGCCAGTTGGTAACTTGTATGCTGGTGACCTAGTTTCTTTCGATAATGGTGTTTCATATGTAAGAACTGTTAATGTTACATCAGGCTTCATTAATGTAACATCTAATACTACTGTTACCGCAGGCGCTGCAATTCTTCGCAAATGGCAATATGCTGACGATTTTGGTATTGCTCCATCTACTTCAACATATGCCTCATCACTTAACGGTGCAAATGATGAGATTCACATCATTGTTGTAGATGAAGGTGGTGCATTCTCAGGCACTTCAAATACAGTATTAGAAAAGTTTGCTTTTGCATCGAAAGCTTCTGATTCAAAAGATTCAAATGGCAATAGCAATTACTATGTTAATTTACTAAACGACAAATCTTCATATGTTTGGTGGACAGGTCATCAGCCAGGTGCAACAAATTGGGGTAATTCAGCAAAAGATATCTCATTTAATGTTGTTCGCTCTCCTTTCACCGCGTCAATGTCAGGTGGTTCCGATGGTACTATTGTTACAGCAAACGTAATAACAGGGTACAGTCTGTTTTCTAATCCTGATTCTGTTGATGTTGGTTTAATTATTAGTGGCCCAGCCGGTTCAACACTTGCTACCAACTTGATCGCTCTTGCAGAAAGCCGCAAAGATTCAGTAGTGTTCTTGTCACCAACAAAAGCCTCTTGCGTTCAAAATCCAGCTGGAGAAGTAAGTAGCATTACATCATATCGTGATGGTCTACCATCTTCTTCATACGCTTTCATGGATGCCAACTGGAAATATCAATACGATAAGTATAACGATGTATACCGTTGGGTGCCACTAAATGGTGATGTTGCTGGTCTAACTGCTCGGTCAGACTACATAAGAGACCCATGGTTCTCACCTGCTGGTCTAAATCGTGGTCAGATTCGTAACAGCATTAAACTAGCATGGAATCCAACTAAGGCTGATAGAGACAATCTCTACATCAAAGGTGTTAATCCTGTATTGACATTCCAAGGTGAAGGTACTGTTCTGTTTGGCGATAAAACAATGTTGAGCAAACCTTCTGCATTTGATCGTATTAATGTTCGCCGTCTGTTTATTACCCTTGAGAGTACCGTTGCTCGTGCATCTCGTTTCTCTCTATTTGAACTAAATGATCAATTTACCAGAGCGCAGTTTGTTGCTCTTGTTGAACCATTTCTAAGAGAGATTCAAGGTCGCCGCGGTATTACTGATTTCCGCGTAGTGTGTGATACAACTAATAACACACCTGAGGTTATTGACCGCAATGAGTTTGTTGGTGATATCTACATCAAACCTGCCCGTTCAATTAACTTCATTCAACTTAACTTCGTGGCTACAAGAACTGGTGTATCCTTCGAAGAAGTTGTTGGACGATTCTAAATAGAGGAACAGGAGAACAATAATGGCATTTTCAGTAAACGAGTTTAGAAGTCAATTAGTGGGCGATGGCGCCCGTCCTAATTTATTTGAAGTGTCGATGCCCTTTCCTACTTTTTCACTACCAGGAAATGCTCAAACAAAGTTAACCTTCATGTGTAAAACAGCACAACTACCTGGATCAACTCTAGGGGTTGTGCCTGTTCAATACTTTGGTCGGGAACTAAAGTTTGTAGGCAATCGAACATTTGCAGATTGGACAATCACAATTATCAACGATGAAGATTTTGTGATTCGTAATGCATTTGAGCGTTGGATGAATGGTATTAATAGCCACAATCTAAACGTAAGAAACCCACTTGCACTATCACCGTTAGGCTATACAGTTGATGGTGACGTTACTCAATTTGGTAAGAAGGGTGACGCACTAAAAAAATACAGATTTGTAGGACTTTTCCCATCAGATATTACTCCAATTGATGTTGATTGGGGTTCTAATGATACTATTGAAGAATTTTCAGTATCACTTACTTATCAATGGTGGGAGTCTGTAGAATCTGGTGTGGTATAAAGAGAAGGGCTTCGGCCTTTCTCTATTTTATAGGATGAATAATTAATGGCATTAAAGCTTTTCGGTTTTACACTAGGAGCAAAAGACGTTGTTCAGGTCCAATCGCCTGAGCAATCTTCTTTTGCGCTTCCAACTCCTGCGATTGATGATGGTGCAGTCACCATCACACAGAATGCCTATTACGGCACTTATGTTGACCTTGAAGGTTCGATACGCAATGAGTTGGAACTCATCACACGATATCGTGAAATGGCTAATCATCCAGAATTGGAGATGGCTATTGACGATATCGTTAATGAGGCAATTACACATGATGTTTCTGGTCGAACAGTAGATTTAGTTTTAGATAAACTCAAACAACCAGAAGCAGTCAAGAAAAAAATTCTTGAAGAATTTGAAAATATTCTTGATATGCTTAACTTTGGCAATCTTTCAGATGACCTTTTCAAAAGATGGTACATAGATGGTCGTATCTATTATCATGTTGTTGTTAATGAAAAGAAACCTAAAGATGGTATTCA